TCACGACGCCTGGATCGCCGCGTTGTCGGCCTTGCACCTGGCATAGATCGCCTCGATCTCCGCCACGGTGGGGCCGGTGGTGCTTGTGCTGGTCTCCACCGCTTCCTTGATCGTGGTCCACACGTCGGGGCCATATTTCTCGATCAGGGCGAGGACCGCGCTCGCCGCACTGGCGATCGCGCCGATTTCCGTTGCGTCCATGGTGTCAGTTCCCCGTTGTGGTGGTGGTTGCGATGTCGGCACAGGCCGAAGGCTGCTGCCCGGCCTTCACGCCGGTCCAGCAGACCTCGAACGAGGCGAAGTCCGTCTCCAGCGCGGATACGGCGGTGGCGGTGATGGACTTTCCGCCTTCGATGGAGGTTTCAAGCGACGTGATCTCGTTGAACACGCTCTGGCTGGCGGATTTCACCAGCGTCTTTTCCGCGTCCGTCAGGGTGACGCCCGGCAGTTTCCCCGCCATCACGTCGGGCATCGGTTCGGCCGCGACGTGATAGGCGCTGTCGATGTCATAGACCGACTGTTTCAGCTTCCCCTGCGCGCTGCTGGCACAGGCGGCAAGGCCCCACAGCATGAGCATGGACAGGACGGGACCGGGTTTTGGCAATATGGGCATGTCGGGCCTTTGTGTTGCGATACGAATACGGGTCATTAAGAATCCGCGTGTAAGAGCACGGGCGTGGCGCTGGCCGGATCGACCACCAGCCCTGATGGCTGGCGTCACACCACGGAGTCACGCGGATGGGGATTCAGGCGGATGGCCGGTCGGGGCGCGTCGCGTCGGGACGCAGGCCCAGCGTGGCGGCGGCGGCGGCGCGGGGCGTGTCCTTTGGCACCATCAGCGCCTTGCGGTCCGGCTGGTACGCGGGTGCGTTCCACCCGCGCGCCTGCGCCATGGCGGACACGACCACCCACACCGCCGCCGCGCGTGACCCGGCGGCAGGCGGCCGCCAGTACCGCACCAGCAGCGCGGACGCCGCGATAACGAAGGAGACCCAGTCCACCACCGCACCGACATAGGGCGCGGGGATGAAGGGCAGGAGTTCGGAAAGCAGCGTCGAAGGGTCCATGATCGGTCCTCAATATGGTGTCAGCCGATGTCTTGCGCGGGCGGCGGCGCGGCGGTGATCCCATGGTGGCGGTGCAGGAACGGGACGTTGGCAAAGAAGAAGTCGTCCCATGTCTGGCTCGACAGCAGGGTGCCGCCGACGGTCGCCAGCAGCGTGAAGACGATGCCAAGGACGGCGGCGCGCTTCTTCCACCGGCTTTCGGCAATCCGCGCCTTCATCAGCTTGGCCTGCTCCAGGCGGTTGCGCTCCTTCTGCGCGCCGGTATGTTCGGCCAACTGGCGGGTCAGGTCCTGTATGTCGCGCGACTGCCGCTCCATCGCGGCGGCGGACGCGGCGGAGCGCGCCTGCCCCTCCGCCCGCACGACGCCGAGTTCATGGCGGATGCCGTCCAGCTTCCCGTCCACGCCATCGCGCCAGCGTTCGAGGGAGCCGATACGCTCCCCATGGTCCTCAAGGATGCCGTGCACATCCGGCGTCAGGTCTTCGGTCATCTGTGTTCCAGGCAATAAAAAACCGCCCCGGTGGGCGGTGTTGCGGGCGCGGGGTGTGCGGCGGGGGGATCAGGCGACGGGCGCGGCCCCCAGCGCCTGCGCGACCTGCGTCAGCGCCAGATGCCCCGGTCCGTTCTCCACCACGGCGATGCCGCAGATCAGGCGCGCCATCGTGGCCGGGTCGCGCAGGTCCAGCACGGTGTCGGGACCAACGCCCATTTTCTGGCACAGCACCGAAATATACGCGCCCGTCGCGTTCTCACACGCTGGCGCATAGACGCACACGATATCGGACACCGTGGTCAGTCCACGCTCGCCATAGCGGATCAACTGGTCACGCAATGCGCGGATGCCGTCCGCCATGGTCGCGAACGCGGCAAAGCGCGGGTCGGCCACGCCGGTTTCCAGATGCGCGCCCGCCTGCCCCACGTAATCGAGGTTGCCGGGATTGTTGTTGCGGATGCCACGCGGGATCATGTCGCGCTTCCCGTCGTGGCTGCCGTGGTCGTCGTGGTCGCAGTCGGCGCGGTATAGGTACTGCCGATCGGATAGGCCCCGTCGGCATCCAGCGCCAGCGCCAGGCCCGTGCCGGGGTTAAACGTGCTGGTCCCATCCCACAGGATGCTGTTGAGCACATACCCCACGCCTTCTGCCCCGGATGCGACCGTTCGGTAAACGATGTAGTTCCGGATGCTGGATGCCGTGGTGGTTGTGGCTGTTGTGGCTGTTGTGGCTGTCGTTGTCTCGGACATGGCTGATCCTTATGGGGCCGTGGTCAGGATGGCGTATCCGGGGCCGCCCGATCCGCCGTAATAATTGTTGCTGGTCGTGGTGTCGTTGTAGGCGCCACCCCCGCCGGCCCCGGGTCCGTTGCCAGAGACGCCGCCGCCATTACCGGCGCGTCCGGCACCGCCCCACGGGCCTGCGGCACCATTGCCATTGGCCAGATTGGTCCCGGACTGCCCATCGCCGCCAAATCCGCCGTTACACTGCAACTGGACCGTACAGCCGGACCCACTGGTCACATTCCCGGCCGACCCACCGGCGGCGTCGGTGACATCGTTCCAGACGCCGCTTTGCCCGCCCGTGCAGGTCAGCACCACGGTGCCATTGATGGCGATCGTGGTTGACCCGCCATAGGTGGGCGTGCCGGTCGTATGGGTGGGGGAGACACCGCCGGAACCGATGCCGACAGTAACCACGTCCCCGGCCGACACGGCCAGGAACCCCCTTGCGTAGGCACCAGCCCCCCCGCCAGCGGCATAGATGGATTCCGTGTTTTCATTACCCGAGGACATGCCCCCGGCACCCCCGGCCCCCACGGCCTCAAAGAAGATGCGCGACACGCCCTGCACCACCGTATAGGTGCCCGACGATGCGAAGGGCATGGGGGTTGCGATATCCCCCGGCAGGGCAAGCTGTTGTGATCCGCCGTCATAGGCAAAAGTTGGATGCCCGTTGGAGGCAAGATATAATTCTTCGCCCTTGTAATTGCCGCCGGATGTCAGGCCCCCGCCAACGTAACCAGAGAGTTGCGAGGCCAGTGCGACCTGCACGACCGTCGTGGACCCGGCACCGGGGCCATAGGCGAACATGGGCGCACCGAGGGAGCCCGACCAGTGCAGGCCCTGCCCCTGTTGGTCCCCCGACGCCATGGAAAGTGTGCCAGAGACAAGGGAGCCTTCCGCTGCCTCTGCCCGCGCCGTTTCCGCCGTTACATCCGACAGGTTCGCCGCCACGGTATAGACGTCAGCCATCTTCACGGACTGGAACGCAAGGCGTCCGTCAGGGTTGATTGTCAGGTCGCCCACCTGCGTCGAACCGGACAGGATCGTCCCGTATGACGATACCAGGTATCCGCCCTCTGTCAGGGCATTGCTGTTGTTCGGGTCCAGATAGGAATATCGCAGGCCGGAATAGGTGGAGTCCTTTCCCACGAAAACCTTGGTCGCGGCCTGATAGACACCGCCGCCCTGCTGCACCGGGGTAAAGCCAAGCGACGCCTGCAGCCCGGTGAACAGCGACTGCCACGCAGCCCCCGAAGCGCCCGGCGTGGTCATGTTGTCATCCGTGGTGGAGACGTAATACACCCCCGCCGTGGACCCCGACACGATGGCGTTCATCGGGTATCCGCCGATGCTGGTTGCGAACGTGCCATCCCACGCGCCGAAATATCCCGACTGGTACGCCTGCAGCACGGACGTGACCCAGTTGAGGATCCCGTTCATGTCCGCCCCCGACGGCGGCGTGCCCCCTGCGGAGACCGGGTCGAACGTCACCGGCGGGAAACCATCCGTCAGGGACGCCGCCCCCGCGCTCACCCCGATCTGCGACGCCTGCGGGATGGTGCGGATATAGGACGCACCGGCGCTGCCCGCGAAGGGAAGCGCGAACTTTGCTGGAAAGGAACTCTGTTTCACGAAACCTCCATCCGGTAGGCGACAGAGACACCGGCGGGGCGGGGCAGCACGCCCGACGCCTCGACAATGGAAATCTCCACCGGTGTCAACTGGAAATCGAAACTGTAGGTCATGGTCATGTCGCCCCCATCGGCCACCCACGCATTGCCGCGCCCGGCAAACAGCGTCATCAGGATGGCATTCAGGCTGAGGACCGAGCCATCGGTGATGTTCGCCATCGCCTTGGCATAGATCAGGGTGCGGAACGCATCGTCGGCCAGGGCGTAATTCGCGGTGGAAACGGACCCGTTATAGAACGGCCCCTGCCCGAAGGGCGCGGCGGAGGTATTGCCTGCCTCCCCAAAACCCCAGAACAGGTCTTCGGTTATCGTCAGCACCCGGCTGATGCCGACAATGCGCCCCCACACGTCAAGGCCGTAGCCCTGCGCCGTCTGCACATTCCAGACCAGGTTATAGAAGCTGTCGATCTCCGCCGTCGGGTCGATGCACTGGTTCCATGCGTCGATCAGGGTGCAGAGGGTGGGGCTGTTGGCGTACTGGCTGATGACGGTCTGCTGCACATTATCCATGTCACACCAGCGCCAGCGTGATGTCGGCGGGATCAAGCGTGGGCGCCTGGTTGATGTCCATCTGCACCGTAAAGCCGGTGGGCGCGGCGGCCGCGCCGATCGTGATCTCCACGATCTGCGCCCATGCGCCCAGCGCCGCGATCCCGGCATAGAACCGGCTGGCATACAGCCGTGACGCAATGCGCGCCCGCGTCCCGCCATCCGTGCCGTCGAAGGCCGCGGCCGCCACCGCCTGTATCTGCGTCAGCGCATCTGACGGCACGGTCGCCGAACTGGTGAGCGACACGGCAATGAAGATCGGCGTGGGCGTCGCGTAATCGAACGACACGGCATAGGACGGCGCGGTGGTATAGGCCGCATTCGGGTCCGCAACCGTGACCGTGGTGCCGCCGGTATAGCCACAGCCCGGCGGCTTTTTCTGCAAAATCGCCAGTGCAATGGCCGACGCATCGCCCCCCACCACACTGGCATAGACGCTGTGCGCGGCAATCGCGACGCCGCCCGTGGTGACGGCGGCGGATGTGGGGTTGTCCGTCACATACGCATCCGTCACCCCCGCAACCGACAGGATGTTGGCCAGGATCGCGGCATTGGATCCGATGGAGTTCCCCTCCACCGTGGCGGCGCGCCGTGCCTCGAACGCGGCGCGGCCTTCGACGTCCGTGCCCGTGACACCGGCCGCCGTGTTCGTGACCGACACCAGCCCCGCCACCGCCTGATAGACCGAGATCACACCCGCCGGGCACGACACCGGCCCCGTGGTGGTGCAGGCGAATTCCATCACCAGCGTGCCCGTCGCCGGGATCGTGCCTGCCGAGGTCGCGGCGTAATAATACCCCGCATCATCCTGCACCAGTGTCCCGGACGGTATAACCGTCCCCGCAGCACCCGCGCACACGCACGACACCACGGTCGCCGTCGCCGCCTTGCGGGAGATGAAGTAGATCCGCGCGATCGCATCCTGCATCCGCCCCGACGCGAACGCCGGGTCCACCCCGTTCGCAAGGGCCGCGAACGCGTCGTTGCAATCCCCGATGATGGCGGTCAGGCTGCTGGCCAACTGCCCCTGCGGCGTGGACAGGTCGGTGCTGAGGCTGCCGCCAAACGCCGCGCTGATATCGGCCATCACCCCGGTCAGGATGTCGCTTTCGGCCGGCGCGACAAAACCCGTCGTGCCCAGCGTGGCGGCCGGCACGGATGTGGTGCTAGAAACTGACACTTGCGGTTCCTCCCGTGGTCAGGGTGACAAGGATGGCGCCCGACAGCACCCGGTCCGCGCCAATGGCCGTCAGCACGCACCGCGCATCGGCCACCCCGGACACTGCCTTCGCCGTGGCCTCCACCTGCGCGCGAAAGGCCGCAGGCGACTGCCCCACGCCAAGGATGAGGCTGAAATACGCAATCCCCTTCGCCGTGTCGTACCAGCACTCCCCCACGAACGTCCGCACCGCCGTCGCCACATCCTGCAGCACGCAGTACGGCGCGGACGCCACCGCAATGTCACGTGACGCCGTGACACACAGGTCCCACGTCGTGCGGTCCAGAAGAAGCGAAGCCATGTCGTGCCTTTCATGTTCGGGCATGCAGCAAAGGCGTTCTTTTTTGGAAAAAAGAACCAAAAAACTTCTGATTGCATAAGGGGAAATTATGCGCGCGCATTCTGCGGACACAAATGATCAGAAGTCTTTTTGCTTCTTTTTCTCCAGAAAAAGAAGGGACAACCCCCGCACGCGGCAAAGGACGTTCCTTTTTGGAAAAAAGAACCAAAAAACCTTTGATCACATAAGGGAAAATTGTGCGTGCGCATTCTGCGGACACAAATGAACAGAAGTCTTTTTGCTTCTTTTTCTACCAGAAAAAGAAGGGACAGCCCCCGCACGCGGCAAAGGACGTTCCTTTTTGGAAAAAAGAACCAAAAAACCTTTGATCACATAAGGGAAAAATGCGCACGCGCGTCCTGAGGACACAGGTGGACAGGCACCCTGCCCCTTACCCCGGCGTTCCCGTCGTCCCCGGTGCCGCGCTGACCGGGTGGGTGTGGCCTTTGCCGGAGATCCCGGCGGCGACGACATCGGCCTGCCCGGTGATGGTACCGGTGGAGGTAATGTCGCAACTGACCTTCATGCTGGCGGCGTCCACCTCGAACGTGCCGGCGGTCTTTACCTTTATCCCGTTGCCGGTCAGCCAGACATACTCGGTCGGGGCGGCGTTCAGGATTGGCGCGACATAGATCGCGTCCGCCATGTCGTGGATGCGGAAACTGCCGGGGGCGGCGGGGGCCCTGCTGGCCTTGGCGGTGCTGATGTCGCGGCCGCAGATGATGACCGCGCCGATATCGCCCACGCACGGGTCGCAGATGACGGCACTTCTGCCGCCCTGCATGCGGACATAGGGCACGTTGCGGATGACGCCGTGCGGCATGGCCTGGCCCAGCGCGTCCTGCATGTGCACCAGTGGCTGCACATCGACAAAACCGACCGGGTTCAGCCCCGTGCCATTGACCGCGACGACGCGCACCGGCGTATCCGCCCCCATCATCGCCAGCAGGCGACGGCCTACCGCCTCGATACTGCCATAGTCCGATCCCCCGTCCTGCCGCGTCTGGAACCCCGGAAAGATCGTGTCCTGTGCTGCCATGTCCCTCATCCTCCTGCTGCGGGGCTGCCGGTACGCATGGCCGCGACATGCGTGAACCATGCGCCCTCGGGCACCTCGCTTTCCAACTGGTGCGTGATCCGGTACGGCGTCCACAGCCCGCCCGACGCCATCGACAGCCCACCCGGCGCAGCCACGGAGCACACCTGCACGGGGGAGAGGTAGGCGATGTCCGGCCGGAACAGCGTGCGAAACGCCACCCCGTCCTGGTTATAGGCGGGATAGCCCAACAGCCCGGTCCCCGCGCTGATGACCGGCGGCGTGCCCGTCGTGCCATCGGTGGCAAGGTCCCGGCCCCATGCCGTCAATGTGTTGTCCTGTATGTTGATGACGATGCCCGCGGCATGGCGGATGCGTTCGATCCGGTCGCGCGCGCAGCCCCAGCCGTAATGGTCATGGATCATCACCCCGCCAAGGTTGTGCGCCACAAGGCGAAGCCCGCATTGCGCCGCGATGTCCGACAGCACCGTCTGCACCGACACCGCCCCGGCATAGCCATCGGGCGGCAGGGGCTGCACCTGCAATCCGGCAATCGAACTGGCGGTCACGACGAACGCCACGTCGGGCATGGTGGAAAAATCGACGAATGCCTCCACCACCACGCCGCGAAACACCGCGACCTTGCCGTCGCCATGGGTGGCCTGCACCATGACCGTGTTGCCGCACGCCTGCATCTGCTGCTGTGGCGCGGTGGCGACCGGCATGGCCGACAGCACCGACAGGCGGTTCATCATCGGCAGGTCCATCCCCCCGATCCGCAGCGACAGCGTGCTGCCGCTTGGCATGCCCGCATGCGTCACCTCCGCATGGCAGCGCAGGCCCGACAGTGTCAGCGTATCCGCCCCACCCGCGCCAAACCCGCCCGACGCCACACGAAAGGTCACGTCCAGCGCCTTTTGCGTGAAATCAGGCTGCATCCTGCCCCTCCGCATAGGTCAGGACATAGCGCGTGCCCAGACCGTCATATGACGGGTCGGACGTCCCCTCGAGGTCGAGGAACGCGAGGTCCCCCGGCAGCCCGAAATAGCCATCGCGCACGATCCACGTCCGGTCGCGGCACAGGACACCGCACAGCACCTGCGCGCCATTGCACCAGACGTCGATGAACAGCCCGGTGGAACGCTGCCTGACATCAAGGCGCAGCACCTGTCGGGAAACGACGGCATTGACCGACTGCGCCGCGATGGCGGACAGGGGAATAACCTGTGGGGTCGCCATTTATTGCACCCTTTGGAAAAGGATTTGAGGAATAAAAGTTTTTGGTGAAGCTTTTTCCAAAAAGCTTCGAAAGACGCCGCCTTTTTGAAAAAAGCCGGCACCCAAAAACTTTTACTACATGACTTCGGATACTGCGGCAGCCTGCGTCGTATCCGCATCGGTGGCCTGCACCGTGCCGCCGGACTGCATCACCTGCCCTGCGGCGGTCGCAGTGGTGGTATAGGATTGCGTTGCGCTGCACCGCACCTCCACCAGCATGACCTGCACCGCCAGCAGCGTCACACCGCCGCGCGTTTCCCGGCGGTAGCGGTGGCCGACCACATTGACCGACGCCAGCGAATATTCCGGCGTATGCACGGCATAGGTCGCGGTGTCGTCCTCCATCGCCGCAAGGGTCGCCAGGAACGACGCCCGCACCATCCGCGCGCCATCGCCAGTCATGTTCCCCCACGCGGCAATGGGCGAATACTGCGCCACAAGGCTGTCGAGGCCACCGCTGCCGGTCTGCGACCCGTCGCACAGCATCTCCAGCATGAAACGGCGGGGGGCGGCGACCTTGTTGTACGACACGAACGCCCCGTCTTCCTGCGGGGCGTCGGAAATGGCGTGCGCGCTTTCGAACTCCACCGCGCGCACATGCGCCGCACCCAGAACCTGCGCGCCGGTGGCGTCAAAGATGCCCCACAGGCTGGCCGCACTGCTGATCTGGTAGTCATCGAGCATGGTGCCCAGCGTGACAGACCCCATGGCCTGCGCATCGTCGGCGACATTACCCAGCACGGAGGGCACGCCCTGCATCGACGGCAGGTTCCACGTCGCGGGCATGGAGACGGGGATGATGGTCATGGGCCTCTCCTGCGGGATGATGGTTCGTTCATGTGCCGTCTTTTTTCAGGACGGCGGCGTTCCTCGAAGCTTTGTCGAAAAAGCTTCACAAGCAACCCGTTGATATAAAATAGAAAAAAGTTTTTGGGTGTCGCCTTTTGATCGAAAAAGGCGACGTCTTTCGAAGCTTTTTGGAAAAAGCTTCACCAGAAACTTCCTTACGGCTTCTGGGGTTTGCATCTGACCCAGTGCTTTTCAGCCTCTATGCTGTCACTTGGTCCCCAGCAGATGTTGCGCTTTTCCAGAACGCCCAGAACCGCCTCACGCCGGTCACAGGCCGCCATGGTCGCCCGTGAAGTGCCGAGGCCGCCCCGGCATTTGTCGTTGAGGTCTTCTTCCTTCGCGATCAGCGCCTGATCGGACGGACGCGGCCGCGCGCCATATGCGCCACAAACCGCCACCCCCATGAACAGGGCCAGCGCCACCAGAGTATATTTCATCATGTCATCCCTTGCTGCCTGCGCCCGACTTTACCGCGCGGCCAGAACAGGACCATGAGGAATAAAGGTCTGTGGTGAAGCTTTTTTCAAAAAGGGTCGCACAACCTCGCCTTCCGGCAGGCAGCCCTGCCCTATCTCTGCCCGGTATTCGCCAGGGCGGGGACGCTGCGGCGCAACTGGTCACGGACCTGCGCGCCGATACGCTGCCCGTCCGTGCTGCTGGCATGGACCACGACATCGCCCATATGGATCTCGGTCGTCGCGGCCGCCATGCGCGCGGGCGGCGCGGTGGCAAGTTCCACCTGACGGTCAAGGCCCTGCGCCCAGTGCGCCTGCACCCGCGCCACCTGCGCGCCGGACGCCAGCGGATCGGGCATCCCCGCGCCACCCGCCACCTGCCGGTCGGCGCGGCGCAATGCCGTGCGTATCCCGGCGCGCGTTGCGGCCCCCTCCCCGGCCCCGGCTCCGGCTCCGGCCCCGGGCACATGCCGCACGGCAGGGACAGGCACGTCACGCAAATGCGCGCGTGCGCCGTGCAGGCCGACGGACCGGGCGGCGGGGGCATGGGCAGCGGCTGGGCGACGGTCGGGCGCGGCCATGGCGGCAGATGCCACCGTCCCCATGGCCGTGCCCTGCCCGGATGCCCCCTTTCGCGGCCCCACGTCGTGCGGCCCCTCCGCCCGCGGCGGGACGCCACGCCCCACGGGCACCGT